TCTAAGAAATACGAAAGTGGTGCGATACTATGGAATAACGGATGGATACCTGTACTTGATATTCGTGAGTGGTACTTTCAGGTAGAGAAAGAAAGGATATATGTATGAAATTTATTGCTATGATGAACGAATACAAAAGATTAAAGGATAGACAGCAGCATCTTGAATTCTTAAGGGTAATCAATTGTTTGTCTCTGATAGTGTAAGTAATTTTAGAATAATCGTACTCACTCTGGTTCAACGTGCTATGCTTGAGGGTTTAAACCTTGAAAGAACATCCTGGGAAACTGAATTGCAAGAATTGAAACTAAAGATCAATCAGATAGAAGAAACAAAATACGATATCTGAATAGTTGAGGAGGTAGAGGAATGAGTATATACTTAGGTAATGTGTCAATAGAGGATATTGAAAAGAGGTTAGGAATAACCCTCACGGATATTGAAAGAGGATGGTTTAAATTACATCATCAGGATAATGCTAGCGATATACAACCGAACAGATGGCATTGTTATGATATACCATTTGATCTTACTTGTGGTGATTTAGAGACGGCAAAGCATGTTGCTGGTATTTTAAGTCCTTATAGTAAGAAAATGAAAACATCAATACAGATATGTGTAGAGAGGAGAAAGTAATGTTAGGACTTCAAATTGTTGGTGATAAGATAGAAATGGAGTACAAAAAAACCAGAGAAGCAATAATTCTTGCAAAAGGTTATTTCAAGGATTATAAGTTTGCTGTAGTATCCTATGGTAAGTATCCTTGTGCATATGTAACAATTCCAAAAGATCATGCTCTATATATGAACGTTGAAGATGCTTCGTATATAATACGTTGTCATGGAGGCGTTTCATATTCAGGTGTAACATCGTACATGGAAGGTTGGGCTGTAGGTTGGGATTATAATCATTATAACGATTATGATGCAGAGTGTTATGAGTATGGTTTTAAGTATACTACGGAAAAGTTGTTAGAACATGTTCAAGAAGTAATAGAGCAATTAAGAGAGTTAGAACATAAGGATATTAAGATATATTCATATGAAGCTGTAAACATGTTAATTGCTAAAGACATGGGTGTAGATATTTCCCAGATTAGTATACTTGATTATAGTTTTGGTGCACGTGTTGTAGTGACAGAAAAAAAAGAGGAGGATGTAAAATGAAAGTAGATGCTAGTGAAGTAAAAACATTCAGAGAATGTAAAAGGAAGTGGATGTATTCAAGTCGTAACAAATATCATCTTAAGCCGATGGCTCCGAAGCCTGTGTTCACATTCGGAACTTTGATGCATGAGGCCTTGCATAGTATGTATGCTGGTGGAGATTTCAACAATTTGTTCGAATGTACTATCAAGGAGTTAACGGATCCGGCGGATATAAGAGTTATGTCAACTATCTTAAATGGATACTTCGAACAAGTGTATCAAGAGGATGCTCTCAAGTTTAAGGTCATAGATATCGAGCATAGTTTCGATATGCCGTTCGACATAGGACTTGAAGAAGAGATACATATTTGCGGAGCGATAGATATGATCGCTTTAAACATTGAGACAAATGAAATCTGGGGTTTTGAGCATAAGTCAGTAAGAAGCTTTAGACCTGATGTATACATGTTTATGGATGAGCAACCAAGATTGTATTACTACGTCTTGAAAGCTTGGACTGTGAAGTATAACGAAGAGCATCATACAGATCACAAGTTCGGCGGCATATACATAAACGAGTGTAAGAAGACTGTAAAAGAGTTTAACTACAAACGCACAGCATGTGTATATGATGATCAAGATCTCGGCCTTTTCTTAAGTAACTTCTTCAAGACTATCGAGCAACTTTCACAGAACACTACAGGTGAACCTGAGCCTGGAACAATGAAATGTCAGATGTGTGATTATGCATCACTTTGTATGTTCTGTGGGTTCAATTTGAAGCCGGTAGATGATCTTGTGGCTGAGTTTGAAGAGGAATACGAAGTAAGGAAAGTGGATCACTTAGAAGAGAAAGTCGAACGTCATATAACATCTGACGAGGATTAAACAGCGATAAGGATATTGAAAGTAGTTGTTGATTTACCATTAAATATAGTGTATAATATTATTATACCGAAGGAGGATTGAATGGAAGCAATTGATTTTAAGGACCTAAAATCGGGTCCGCTAAATATTTTACCCTATGGAGAACCTGGATGTGGCAAAACACGTTTCGGATTATCAACTGGTGAAGTATTGTACACATTCTATGTTGATGTTGACAATGGTTTGAAGACAGCATTAACAGTTCCGCAAACATGGTTGAAGAATATCGTACCAGTACAATTTAAGGATTTCCGTGATATCGACAAGATATACAAGTTGCTTGATAAAAACGATCCAGATGAGATAAACACTCATCTATATGGGGATGATAAAACAAAGTGGAAGGTTATAAAACCTTTCGAAGCAATAGTGTTCGATACATGGACTGAAGTTAACTGGAACGTAAAAGAGTTCATGAGGGATAAACTTGTAACAGATTCCTCAAGACCTATGTTTAAGAAACAAACCACGTTAGAATTCAGACCTAACTTCGAGATACAAGATTGGGGTACTATGATAGACTTCAATCAAATGTGTGTAGAAGCATTTAGAGACTTACCGATAACTTTTATATGCTGTATGCATGAAATGTTCTTTGAAGATAAGAAAGGTGGACGTACTAGTGGTACACCTTCTATTAACGGTAAGTTTGCAGCAGAGATTGGAAAGCACTTTGATATAGTAGGACATATGTCCGTTAATATAATGGGAGAATATATTATGGACACTGCTATGAAATCACGCTTCCAAGCAAAGACAAGGATACCTCTTGAAAAACAAATAAAGAATGTTACATACAAAGGTATACTTGATGCCATGAAATAAGGACTCGCAAGAGCCTTAAAAATTCGTCGAAGGACGTTAAACTAGTGGCGGTATGGCCACGGAAAGAGCAACATGATTACTTTGGATTTTTCGAACGTAAAAGAAAGAGTACCGCTCGCAGAAGGCATCTATGATCTTACAGTTATAGAAGCATCAGAAGGCACCAGCAAAACTGGCAATCCGAAAATAGAAGTAGTATTTGAGGAAGCTGTAACAAAAAACCGTCTCTGGGAGAACTATCCTCTTAGCGAGAAATCACTGTTTAAGATTAAACAGTTAACGGACGCTATAGGAATAGAACAGACCGGACCATTTCAGTTGGATGTAGCAGATCTCATCGGAGCAACTGTGAAGGCAAAAGTTGTACAGGAAGAGTACAATGAAGAGATCGTAAATCGTATCAAAAAGATATTTGCTAATTGAGCAATTAGCAACAAAAAAGAGGGAACTCCGAGTGATTAGGAGTTCCTTCTTCTTCTTTACAATAGTCACATAAAATTGAAATGGGGTGATTATTTGGGGTTCTATGAACAATTTGTATCTTTCGACGAATCAAAAACATCAGGTAATCAGAAATATGCATTGTGTCCGTTACATGACGATACCAATGCTTCATTTACTGTAAACACCGAAACCGATGCGTGGTATTGTCACGGTTGTGGAAGAGGTGGCCATCATGTCGAATTTATACAGTGGTACTATGATGTACCATTAGATACTGCAAAGAAAGTTGAAAATCAATATCGTACAAGAAAGACCTGGAAGTTTCCAGATGAAGATTATGTTCAAAAATGTCATGAATCACTTATGAGACGTGACCTTGCATTAGCTGAGCTCGAGAGCTTTGGCATTACAAAAGAGACTCTGATCAAGTATCAAATCGGCTGGGAGGACTTAAGAGTTACTTTCCCCATCAAGTCTCGTTCCGGTCGTTTTATCAATCTTAGAAAGTATATGCCTCCAAGTAAGAGGGAAGCAGGTTCTAATATTGCTAAAGTAATAGGTATTAAAGAATTAAACGATTGTAGACTTTATCCATATTCGATTTTACTAGAATGTCCGGTAACTGATCCTATTTACATTGTGGAAGGTGAGAAAGATTGTATGGCAGCCATATCACAAGGACTGTATGCAATCACAGGTACTGGTGGTACTACAATACCGATAGCTGAACTTAACATGTTCAAAGATCGTAAAGTTATTATTATGACTGATAGTGATATGGCCGGCGATAAAAATGCTGAGAAATATTTTAGAGGTTTAAAGAATTACACGACCGATATTAGACGTGTTAGACTTCCAGAAAAGGACTTTGTAGACTTTTGGATGAAATATCATTCATTAGACTTTCACGAATATGAACAGCCAATGACTGATAAACAACCGAATACATCAATAGTAGGGATTACTTCTCTTACACAAAGTGAATATGTAGAGAACTTGAACAACTGGATGCAATTATCTAGTATGTGTATTACAGGTACAGATCCTATGACGTATACTATCCCCTTCAAGTTAAAGCCCGTCTGTACAAACAGTAAATGCAGTAATCCATGCTCAATCAGTATTGCAAGAAATTTGGATTCAATTGAAGTGGAACCGAGACAATTAGTTAACTTTGTAAATTCATCAGATGGTGTTCAAGATAGATACCTTCAACAATTATTTGGTTGTCAGTCCATTAAGGCTGAACCGACTGAATATGTTAACGTACAAAAGTTATTATTTCAAGAGGCAGCATCTTTTGTTGATGGCGGTGAAGAATCGACATTTGAACATAGGTATGGATTGTACATGTATCATGATACGAGACTTCTGCCAACTGCTAAGTATGACTTTGAATCATGCAGGGTATCCGATCCAAGAACGCAACAGAATTATTATGTAATAAGAAAAGCAACAACTCCTTTGACTGACAATGAGAATCTATTGTTGACTCCTGAAGTCCTTAGTTTCTTTCAAGCAATATCAAAGGACAAGACAATACATGAAGTTATTGATACACATTATGCATTGTGGAAAGCGAAATTAGGTATTGAAGGTCGTCCTGATTTATTTGGTGCTCTGATGTTAACATACATGTCAGCAACCGAGATAAAATGGAAGGCTGGTATTATCAAAGGATGGCTTGACGTAATGGTAATGGGTGATACACGTACTGGTAAGTCTCAGATGGCCCAACGATTGGTTAAGAGTCTTGGTGTAGGTTCGTATATCAATGGTGAAAATGCAAGACGTACAGGTGTTATTGGCGGTGTACAACGTTTCGGTGATTCATGGGTTATTACATGGGGTGCTATTCCGTTAAATGATAGAGGATTGTTAATGGTAGATGAAGCATCAGGACTTGACATAGATGACATTAAAGAATTGTCAGCAACTCGTAGTAGCGGTGCCGTAACGATAAACAAGATTGCAAAAGGAGAAGCAAGAGCACGTACAAGATTGGTATGGCTTAGTAATCCTAGAAGTGGACGTAACATCGATGAGTTTTATTGGAAAGCATATGGTGCCTTTCAAGAATTTATACCAGTTGCAGAAGACCAAGCAAGATACGATTTTGTTATCTCAGCAGCTCATGATGATGTTAATGTTACTGACTTTAAAGATCAAACCGAGCCAGAGAATATGGAGAACATTATTCAAATGACTAAAGCACTTATATCATTTGCTTGGTCAACTACTGCTGATAATATCTTCATTACTCCTGAAGGTAATAAAGCAGTACGAGCTTCAGCGAATGCTCTTGATCAGGATTTCGCCGGTGGACCTTTAATAGTAGGAGTAGCAGTACATGAGAAGATACTTCGACTAGCCTGTGCAAGCTCTGTGCTTCGTGGAAACATTGAAGACTTTAAGATAGTTATTGATGAACAAGCTGTTAAAGATGCTGAAGACTTTTTAAGAGCAACATTAACTAAAGATACTTTTGACTATGTAGGATACATTAAAGAGAGCAAGAGAGCACAGCAGGAACGCTCTGCTAACATTATATTCATAAAAGCACAACTTGCGTTGTATCCGTCCTTAAGAGTGTTACTAGCATCTAATCAGTTCCGTGGATTACAGATCAGGGAAGTGTTAGGAATAGATCAATATGAGGCATCTAAGATATTATCTGAATTGTTAAGACGTGGATTAGTTAAGTTAACAAGTTCAGGTGCATATGCTCCGGATAAGATGCTGATTGAAATAACGAAACAGATAGGAGGCGAATCAAATGCTTGATACTAAAGTAGTGGATAAATACGTCGAAAAGTATCCAGAATTATATCAACTGTTTCAAGGTGGTGTTGTTACACCTAAGTTGACTCGCGCTGTAATAGATGTAGATAGATGGCTAATGGAAAAGATTTACGCGGACTTACTATTAGCAGGTGCAATAAAAGGTTACTCATCGGGCAGTTTTCGTGCTACGGATGATTGTTTAGAATATCTTGAAAGGAGGAATAGAATAAAATGTACATCGATAAATTTGTAGCGGGGATTCTAGTAACATTGTTAGTAGAGCTCGTAATTATTGTTTTGACGACTTTAATCGCAGGAAGAAAAAAAAGGAGAGAAAAATGAAAAAGTCAGTGTCAATGTTATTCATGTTCTTTGGGATCTTGTTTGTGAGTTGCTTATGTTTTTCGAACGTAGCAGCTTCGAAAATGATTATGATTGGTCCTTGGGCCATCACAGCAGGCGTTCTTATATTTCCGATAACGTACATCTTAAGTGATGTCATTACAGAAGTATATGGTTTCAAGAAAGCCAGATCAATTATGTGGTTGGGTTTTGGAATGAATTTACTAATGGTAGGATACTTTCAGTTAGCTATAATATTAAAAGCACCTGTATGGTTTACTAATAGTGAAGCATTTAAAACTGTATTGGGTAGTACACCGAGATTGTTTGCAGCCAGTTTAATAGCGTACGTTGCCGGCTCATTCTTAAATTCGATGGTATTAAGTAAAATGAAAGTTCATTCTAATGGTAAGAGATTTGGTGTAAGAGCTGTAGTATCTACTTTAATTGGAGAAGGTGTAGATGCCACTATATTCATTACACTAGCATTTATCGGTACGATGCCTCTTAATACACTATTAGGAATGATAGTTGTACAACTTATAATGAAAGTGGCATATGAAACTGTAGCATTACCTCTCACTGGTTTCGTAGTCAAAAAAGTAAAATTATATGAAGGAATTGATGTCTATGACAGATCAATCAAATACAGTCTCATTAAGTGAGTATCAGCGTTTTGTGGCGGACGGGTATAGTAGCCCGTCTGCTACAACAACTGATAAACTCTTTAATGCAGCTTTAGGTTTAATGGGTGAAGCAGGAGAGGTTGCTGATCTCATAAAGAAAAGATTGATCATTGTACAAAAATCAAAAGAATGTAAAGACGCATCTTTAGAGTTAGATTTTTTACTAGATGGATATTTACAAAAAGGACTTTTTACTGAAGAGATAGGCGATGTGATATGGTATTGTACTCACTTGTGTTCAATACTGGGTATCGACCTTCAAGATGTTATTGCGAATAACTATAAAAAGTTAAGTGAAAGATACAAAGATGTATATGGAGGTAAACAATATGACGTCATTACCGGACTCGGGGAATAGAGAATATGTAGCAACAGGTGGTATGAGAGAGCCTGCAACTGGTAAAGGAAGATATGATCTTTTATCGCCGGCAGTCTTGAAGAGAGTGGCACAGCACTATGAGAATGGAGCTGAGAAGTATGCGGCACGTAATTGGGAGAAAGGCTTACCAGATTCCAGATGCTTTGATTCAGCAGTGCGTCACTTGTATACATGGCTTGAAGGAGATAAGTCAGAAGATCATCTGGCAGCAGCAATATGGAATATATCAGCACTTATATTCAATGAAACGTACTTCGCTAAGAATGGCGTCGTACATGACTTAAAAATGTGGTGGAGGAAGAAAAATGAAACTAATAAACATCGTACCGGTACATCAGCTACATCTTATGCAGAATCAAGAGATGGGAATGTTTCTCACACATCTGGTGGAGTCACACCAGTCTTACAAGACCTTTGCAAAAAACTTTAAAGGATATAAGATACTTGATAACTCACTCATTGAGATAGGACGTTCTATATACATTGAAAGAGTATACAACGCAGCATTAGCTATTGCTGCCGATGAGATTATACTTCCAGATGTATTCAGAGATGGTCCTGCTACACTTACAGCAACATGGGCTGCACTTGAGAAAATAAAGAAACTTGAAGAAACATATGGTGTAAAGTTTAAGAAAATGGCTGTTGCTCAAGGAAAAACTTTAGACGAATTTACAAACTGTTTTAACAGATTAAGTCGCTCAACGCAAATTGATGTCATTGGTATTCCTAAAGTAGTAGCAAAGATGCTTCCACAAGGAAGACCAGGGATTGAATATCTATGGCAGAATTCAGAAAAGGATATTCATCTGTTAGGTATTTGGTATTCATTTGAGGAGCTTGGGCGTTTCAAGTATCCTGAGAAAATCAGATCGGTGGATACTTGCTTAGCATCTTATTTTGTTGAGAATCATATGCCAATTGATAGTACACGTGCTGATGGTTTTACTATTGATCTTGAAATGGCTCAAATTGATGAGGAGGAATACAAAAAATGTCAAATGAAATTCTAAAAATGTTGTGTCCTAACTTCCCTAGTGATAGGGAAGTTAGTGCTACCATGAGTAGAGAAGTATGGTACAAAGTAGTAGGAAATATTCTATATGTGCCACCTGAATCTTACCTAAGAGTAGCGCCTACCGAGTTAGATAGGTACGGTGAAGCATTACTAGGCTTCGAGAAACTTAATCTCGCTTTACATGCACAAGGAAATAGTAGATGGTTAATACCTTGGGAAATGTATAAAAGCGAATCACTAGCCCTTCAAGTTATCGAATACCTTTCAAGTAACGCGACCTTTATAACCTGTGATATTGAGTGTAGTCACCTTGGCTGGGATGACAATAATATGTTATTACTTGGCCTTAAGATGCGTGGAGAATTTAAAGTACATCTTATTGCATGCTTTACACCTAATGTATGTAAAGCGTTGTCGGATATGTTCGCTCATAAAAATATCAAATTCCTTTGGCATAATGGCAAGTTTGATATAAGTAGGATTCATTACATTCTTAAAGTACGCGCACGTGTAGATGAAGATACTATGCTTCTACATTATGTAGGTATTAACGAACGTAAGGGAACACATGGACTAAAAGATTTAGCACCACTATATCTTCAAGCTCCTCAATGGGATGATAAACTTGATGATTACAAAAAGAAGCTTGCACGACAGATGCGTATAAACGTAACAGATCTCCGATACGACTATATACCCCTTCAAGTCCTTTGTCCTTACAATGCAATGGACGTGTATGCTACAGAACAGTTATACGATCTGTTTATGCAACTTAGGAGACCTGAATCTGAACGTATATATCGTATGCTTATGGAGGCTTCAAACGTATATGCACAAGTGGAAGAAAATGGTTTTATGCTTGATGAAGATTATCTGAATGTACTTCATATCGAATTAGCTAACGATGCTGAAGATGCTGTAGATGAAATGGAAAGAGTTGCTAATAAGTATTGGGATCCTGTAGCATATGTACGTGACACTGATGCTAAGAGTTTTCCTGGAGCATACTTCAATCATAAATCTCCAAAGCAACTTATGTGGTTACTTAAGAAAATTACTGGACAAGATATATCCTCTACAAACGCAGAGATACTTGAAGAGTTATACGAGATATATCCGGATCAAGACTTCCTTAAAGCACTTTTAAAAGTGCGTACTCTGGATAAGCAGATAGACACATATGTAGCCGGTATACGTAATGTAAAATGTAACGACGGTAGGGTAAGAGCATCCTTCAAGCTTCACGGTACTGAAACAGGTCGTTTAAGTTGTAGCGATCCTAATATGCAGAACATACCAAGAGATGCTAAAATCAAGAACATCTTTAAAGCAGCACCTGGTAAGATACTTGTTAACTTAGATTATTCACAGGCTGAGTTAAGGGTACTTGCTTATCTAACTCAGGATCCTTGGTTAATGGATATCTTTATTAAAGGGCAGGACTTGCACAACATGGTATCTATATCTATCTTCGGTGAAGGATTTACTAAAGAACAGAGAATGCAAGCTAAGGCCGTTAACTTCGGTATTACTTATGGTAGAGGCGCTGGATCACTTAGTAAAGAGTTTTCACTAACTAGATCAGAAGGTTTCAATTTAATACAAAAGTGGTATGCACCAATGCCTATGTAAAAAAGTGGATCATGGATATGCGTAGAATGCCTACAAGCGGACAAGAGAGTACTTCGTTGTTCGGCAGAGTAAGACACTTTGTAGTGACTAATAAGAACTTAAACGCTATACAAAACGAGGCCGTTAACTTTCCTGTGTCCAGTGTCGCTTCAGATCTTACGGTGCTATCTCTGTTAGAAATTGATAAACTCATTCAGAACAGTGCTTATAGCGCGCGTATACGCGTTATTAACAACGTGCACGATTCAATCATATTTGAATGTGATGATGATAAAGAAGTTGTGGATTGGCTCGTATACACAGGTACAACAGTGATGAAAGAGCAGCCTATTAAGCAATTTAATTGTAACGTACCTTTTAAGGCTGATGCAGAAACAGGATATAGTTGGGGTGAATTACATGGAATTGTATGATTATCAAAAAGTTGATATTGAAAAAGTAAAAGACTTGAAGGCAGTGCTTAATGCTAATAAGATGGGCTATGGTAAGACTGTTGAAGCAATCATGCTCATGCAAATGTGGCAATGTAAGAGAGTTTTAGTCGTTTGTCCTAAAGCAGTGCTTGAACAATGGGCATCAGAGATTAAGAAATGGACTGGAAGAGATAGTGTAATATGTCCGAAAATTGTTACGTATAAAGCACAGATAGTAATTATAAACTACGACAAGCTTGCAAACGGTACGTCTAAGTTTAACTCCTTTACGCCGGGCAAATTCCTTCAACAATTTCTTGCGTTTAGTTGGGACCTTGTAATATGTGATGAAGTGCATAGAATCAAGAATCGTGAAGCAAAGACTTCAAGAGCACTTGAGAAGATACCTGCACAGAGAAAGATTGGTATGTCTGGTACGCCTATTTTGAATAAGCCAAACGATCTCTTTAGCATACTACATTGGCTTGACACAGGATATCCGCAAGGTAATTATTGGGCGTTTGTTAACAAGTTCTGTAAAGTAGAAAGAGGTCCTTTTGGAAACACGATAGTAGGCTTAACGGAGAATAAGGATAGACAGGAAGAGCTTGTACACTTACTCGAGCCGTTTACGATTCGTAATCCAGATTTAGTTATAGGCAAAGGTAAGAGAATTACATACATACCTTTAAGTATGGAAGGCAAGCAGAAGAAGCTATATGAGAATATCAAAAGAATTATAGTTGATGCATTACCAGATAACTGTTCCGTCTTAAATGGTATGTCACAAATCATACGCCTAATGCAAACTACTTCTAATCCGAAACTTTTTGACATAGATAATAATGTTAAATTTGATTGGATTGTTGAAATGTGTAATGATAATCCAGAAACAAAGTTTGTCATTTATAGTCACTTCGCTGAGACGGTTAAAGCACTTGCATTTATCCTAGGAAATGCTTCTGTACCTTATATAGGAGAGATGGATGGTAAACAACGTACGGCGGCATTACGCTGTTTCATCGACGGACCTGTTCAAGTTCTTGTTGGTACAATTGGAGCAATGGGACAAGGAATAGATGGGTTGCAAGCAGTATGTTGTACAGAGATATTCATTGACAGAGACTGGTCACCTGCTTTAAATGAACAAGCAGAAGATCGCTTGAACAGAATAGGTCAAAAGAATCTTGTAGATGTGTATGTATTGGAATGTATTGGGACCGTGGATAAGTACGTAGGAAAAGTAAACTTGAAGAAGATAGAAGACATAAGGAGGGTACTAGATGAAAATATTGCTAATGGATAGAAGCTATACAGTTATAGAAGATACTTCTCATGATGATCCTTATTCTGTATTTAAAATGAATGGCATTGATTTGGCTTTTGCTATAATGAAGGATAATGGAGAGTTAATATGTGGAGGTAATATGAAATACTTAGGTAACGATCACTTCACAAATGAAGAATTGGAAACTATGATTAAGAATAAACTAGTAGAGGACTTGGGTATAACAAAATGAGAATAATGTCATTTGACCCAGGCGAAAGTACAGGATGGATATTTGTAGACGGAGGACGTCTTCGCGGAGGTACTGTTGTTAAAGATTTTCAAGAGATCGAGAACTTGATCAACTTTTATAATCCGGAAGTTGTGGTATATGAGTCGTTTAGACTATATCCTGGTAAGGCTAATTCTATGGTATGGAATGATTTTTATCCTGTTCAAGTTATTGGTGTAATCTTATTTATATGTCAGCAGAAAAAAATACCCACCGTTGAACAAGCTGCTTCAGTGAAAAAATTCAGTGGAGGACTTGATCAACGATGGATAGATTGTAAGGATCCAAAAACAGAACATACTAAGGATGCATATCTGCATCTTAAGTATTACTTACTAAGAAGCAAAGTCAAAGATCTTCCGAAGTAGACCTTCCTGTTCAAGACTGATTATTAGAGACTCCTGCTGTTCAATTGACAGTGGGAGTTTTTCTATTTCAAGATCTATCTCCATAGAATACAGTTCCTGTTTCTTGTTTAGAGTTGCTTCCATATCGTCTTTACATTCTGTAGTTATCCTGGCTTCCTCTTCGTACCCAAACTTCAACTCTTTCTCGATCTTTTCGAAGTTCCTCATAATTGTTCTTCTGGCACTCAGCATGAATGGTAACTGTCTTAAAGTCACATACATAGCATTTAACTGTGCTAGTTCCATCATTTTAATTTTCATAATCATCCTCCTTATATTATAATTATATTGTATCCTGCTTGCTTTGTCAACGTTTACTTTGTATTACACTAAAC